CAATGCGAACAGAACCTGATGGACTTAGAGTAAAAAGTGCGAGTGTTGGTGTAGATGGCTATCTTCATTTTGGTTATAATCCAACAACTCCTACTTATTTTCAGGAAGATAACTCATCTGGATTTGGTGGTGTAAATAATAACGATTGGTGGATTTGGACAGATAATAATGGCTCATCATATTTTTACTATGATGGTTCTTACAAGTTAGCTACTCATGTTAATGGTGTAAGATTAAATGGTGCTTTAACTACAGGAAACTCTAACACTACTTATGGAACAAGTGGACAAGTCTTAACCTCTCAAGGTAATGCGTCACCAGTATGGGCAGATGCATCAGGTAGTAAATGGGAATATGTAAATAATTATAATTTTAGTGGTTCAAATTATTTAGAAATTGATGTTGCAACTGGTTATACATATCGTTTTCAATTTCAAAAAATAAGTTGTAGCCAAGCTAGTTATCTTGGTATTAGATTTTATTTACCTAATGGAAATGTAGAAAACTGTAGAGCGACTTTTAAGAATGAAAGTCAATCATCTGGTAGTATTCAAGGTAGTTATACATCATCAAATATAAGTACAGCAAGATTAACTTACGAAAGCATTACAACAAGCACTAGTATTCCTTGGTCTGGAGAAATGTATTATTATCAGGTTTCTAGTGCAGGTAATTTATATGGTTCAGCTTTATTTTGGGGAGAGTTGATTGGTACAAATTGGCCTAGAAAAAATACTTTTACAGGCAATACTGTTTCAACTTTAAATCCTGTGGGAAAAATAAGATTTTGGGAACATCAAGGGAATACCAGAAATTGGTATGGAACTATTATTGTTGAACGAACATCATATGTATAGGTGAAATTATGGCAATAGAAACAGTAAATATAAATGGTGAACTATTTGAAGTAGATGAAGATGATCCTAGACACTCATCAAATCAATTTCGTGATAGCCAAGAAGTGCTTGATGAAAATGAAGCAATTTTTCAAAGATCAAAAAGAGATGGCTTACTAGCTGAAACAGATTGGATGGCTAACTCTGATGTAACAATGTCTGATGAATGGAAAGCATACAGACAAGCTTTAAGAGATATACCACAACAAAGTGGTTTTCCTAATAATATAACATATCCAACTAAACCATCATAGGAGAAAATATGACAGAGAATACACAACCCACAGAAATAACATTTAAAGATAAGCAATATAAAATAGCTGACTTATCTGAAAGAGCAAAAACTTGTTGGAATCATTTGGTTGATCTTGCAAAGAAAGAACACACCTTACGTTTTCAAATGGATCAAGTGGAAGCAGCTAGAGAAACCATTACTAAACACATGGAAGAGGAGGTGAATAAGAATGGCTAAAGTTTGGAAAGTACAAAAGGTCGAGTATAAAACTACAGGAACAAATGGTGCTAATGAAATAGACCATGTTGATTTTACAGTGACTGATACTGTAGATGGTGTAACTAAAACTCGATATGATTTTCAGCAACTTAAACCTAATACTAGTGGTTCATTCACCAAGATGGAAGATGTTACAGAAGAGCAGTTAATCACTTGGATTAAAGCTACAATGGGTGATGAAAGAGTAGCTTATCACGAGAAAAAAGTTGATGATGCTATTCAAGCAGAAAAAATACCACCTCGTGGTGAAAAAGTATTTAGTTAATGATTTTTAGTTCAGCCCCATATTCGTCAGCACCTTTTTCATCTAAAGGTGATGCAGTTGTAGGAATGCAAAGCGCAATTGTTGCGACTTCTACAATGACTGCGTCTGTACTTAGAACGATGCAAACATCAGCATCTATGACAGCTACTTCTGTAGTAACGGCTGATGTGGGGCAAATTGAACAAATTGCATCACCAATTTTTGCGACTTCTTCAATGTCAGCATCATCGACAAGAATAAGGTTAGTTCAACCTTTTGTTCAGCAAATAATTGTTGCCACAAGTGGAATGACATCAAGTGCAGTAGCAACATTCGTTGTCGATTCAAATTTTGCATCACAATCCACTATGTCATCTGGCGCAAATCGAATAACTCAAGGCGCAAGTGTTATGAATGCAACATCAGCATTAAGTGCAACAGCAAATCTATATTGGGAAAATATTACAGATATTACAGAACTTTGGGCAAACGTCACAAAACCAACAGAAACATGGACAGATGAAATGCCATTTAGAAGAGTAGCATAGGAGATAGTAATGGGAATAACAACAAATTACAGTTTTGAATATCCAACTGTAGGTGGATCTGAAAATGTCTGGGGTACTACGCTGAACAATACTGTTATAGCTATTGATACACAAATCAAAACAGTATCAGACGCAATTCCAACTTCTATTGTGGCTAGTTCAATTACAGATACGCCTAATAATTTTACATCATCTGGGTCTAAATTTGTTAAAGTTAATTCAGGGGCAACTGCTATTGAATTTACTACAGCAAGTGTAAATGACTTATCTGATGTAACAATATCAAATGTGCAGTCAGGGCAAGTTTTAAAATGGGATGGTAGTGCTTTTACAAATCAGGCAGACGCAAGTGGCTCAAGTGGTATTGCACTTACTGACCTATCAGTTACGACAGGGTCAGCTAGTGGGGGTGGCAGTTTAAGTTATAACAATTCTACTGGTCAATTTACATTTGTTCCTACTGATTACAATACTTTGCTAACTGTAATCGCTGGCACAAGGCAAGGCGCAACATCTACAGATTTTACTGTTAGTGCTGGTGGTACATTTACCTTTCCACATGGATTAAATGCTAGTCCATTTATGATCCAGTGGGCAATCGTTTGTACGCAAGCAGAACATGGATACAGTGTTGGTGATACTATTTATGGAACAGATACAGTAGCCAATGCTAGTTACTCTCCAAGTGTCTATGTAGAAAGTGGAGATAATGCAAATGTAAAAGGTGTATTCCCAAGTCTAGGGCAATTCCAAATTGCGTCTAAGGCAAGTGGTGTTGTGGGTAATACAGTTACAACAACCGCAGGAAGATGGAAAATGCGTGTAAAGGTGATGAAATAATGCCATTAATACCTCTTAAATTTCCACCAGGCGTTTTTAGAAATGGCACAGAATTAGATGCCACTGGTAGATGGCATGACTCAAATTTATGTCGATGGCATGATCAAACATTAAAACCTATTGGTGGCTGGAGAACTAGAACAGAAAAAGCCTTTGATGCGCCTATTCGTGGTATGCATTCGTGGAAAGGTAACAATGGATCAAGATACCTTGCTTTTGGTAATTTTAAAAATATATTTGTTTTATTTCCTTCTGGTGATTTATACGACATTACTCCCTCTGGTTTTACAACTGGTAGAATTGATGCATCAGGTATGACAGGGTATGGATCAGGATTTTACAATGTAGGGCAGTGGGGTAGCCAGCCTTTATCGACAAGTTCGACTTTATTACCAGCCACAGCAATTCATTTTTCTACATTTGGAGAACAATTAGTTTTTTGTTCAAGAGATGATGGCAGGGTATATTTTTGGAATTTAAGTACCTCTAATGTGGCTCAAGAAATTACAGGAGTTAGCGCATCACCTTACACACCGAATAATACTGGGTGCATTGTTTCAGATGAAAGATTTTTATTTTGTTTTACTAGCAGACAAGTCAAATGGAGTGATCAAGAAAATATAAATACTTGGACTTCATCTGCAACTAATCAGGCTGGTAATCTAGACTTACAAACATCTGGTGAATTTGTATTAGCAGAAAAAATTAGAGGTGGAATTTTAATAGTCACAAATACAGATGCACACGCCACAAGATTTATTGGATTGCCTTTTGTGCATTCGATACAAAGAGTAGGAGAAAATTGTGGTGCATATGGAGCATTATCCTCTGCGTCTATTGATGCTGGTATTGTATGGTGGGGTGACAATGGTTTCTTTATCTTTGCTGGGGGTAGGGTGCAGGAACTTAAATGCGAGGTGCAGGATTACCTGACTGAAAGATTAACAACCACACAACAATCTAAAATATGCGCTGTTTCAAATTCTAAATTTGATGAAGTAACTTGGTATTTCCCTGGTCTTAACAGCAATGAAAACAACGAATACGTCACATGGAATTATAAAGATAACACATGGAATTTTGGACATATTGGAAGAACATCAGGTGTAGATAGAGGGGTTTTTGAATATCCTATAAAAGCCACCAGTAAATTAAACGATAGTAGTTATTCATTAGCCATTAGAGAGGGTCAAAGTCTTTTTATTGAAGTTGAGTTTAATGGACAAACTCCAACTACATCATCAAGTCCCGCAAAGGATTTATCATGCGCTGATGTCGGACACCTAATTAGGCAAAGAACTAGAATTAACACATTGACTTTTGCAAACCCTAGTACCCCTGCAACTAC